GTTGTCGTGTCAGCCATTTAAGCCACCTGTGTCCATATTTCGTCGGTATCCGCCTGCGGCGTCCATATCGTGTCGTCGTCGGGCCGCGCGTTCCACTTGCTGCCGCCCTCTGCGGCGAATGATAGCACAGCCGAGGCCCGGCTGAAAGCGAGGCGATCACGCATCCCCACCGCGCGGGCAGTGACGTCGCCCTCAGCCCTAGCAAACGCGTTGACGGTGAATACGCCCCGCGCGCGGCCAGACGCCGCGATGTCGGCCTGCGCGTGGCCTCTGGATATTTTAGTGGCCGACGCGGCGGCGGTGAGGCGGGGCAGCGCCACGCCCCGGCCCAGATACACGATCCGCGCTGACGACGCCGCCGAGGTCGCAATGGCCGATGATGCTAGGCCCAGACGGATGATCTCGCCAGTGGCCGAAGCCGAGGCCCGCGCTGAGCCAGACGCCGTGCCGCTGCGGGCGTAGGCACCCTTGGCAGCCGCCGTGGCCACCGCCGAGGCCAGCGCCCGCGCGCCGTCGCGGCTGTAGGCCCGCCCGCCGTACGCCTTGAGGCCATATCCGAGGCGATAGGCCATCAGTCGAGCGTGATGTCCAAGCCGCCGGTGGGTACCCGGAAGACATCGTCGGTGTTGATTGGCTTGGCCTCCGTCAGCGCCGCGTGGGCGATGATGTTGCCGCCGGTAGCCGCGTCATAGACCGCGACGTGGGTGATCATGCCCCAGTCAGCCGTGGCTACCGGCCACTCAGCCGCCGCCGCAGTCGTGGCCGTGTCGCCTGTCACGGTAAACGATGCGGGCTGTCGGACGTAGGCGCCGCCAGACACCTCAGTGCCGGTGCCCGCGTCGGTCGGGTCAGACGTGAAGAGGCCGATGAACCACGCCGTCGGGCGCGTGACCGCCGTGTCGGTGAACAGCCACTCAAGTACGTCGGTCTCGTAGGTGTTGGAAAGTGCAGCCATGTCAGTAACTCCTGATCATCATGCGGAGGCCGGAGCCACTGTGGCGGGCCTTGTCGCTGATGGTGTTGATGGCGTCGACCGCCGATTGGTAGAGCGCGGCCCAAGTCGAGGCGCGCTGGTCTTCGTCGAGGTAGGGCGAGGTGTGGACCAGAGCGCCGTACAGGTAGGCGTCGGGGTACTTGCGGATCAGCCAGTTCCACGGCTCGTCATCGCTCAGGGCTGGGATCTCGGAGAAATACACCAGCTCGCCGGTGAAGGTCTGCGCCGGCGTCGGGTAGAACTCAAACTGGCCAGCCGTGATGGAGTAGAAGCGCGGGACGCCCGTCGCGTCCCGGCTCTGCTCGCGCATCTGCGCCATGTCGTTCTGGCTGACCAACTCCAGATCGCGCACCGGGCCGTCGGTCAGGTGAAAGCGCACAGTCTCAAGCCAGTCGCCCGGCGGCACGCTGTAGCGGCTGTCGATGTCGGCCACCGACCGCTTGACCATGTCGAAGTGGCGCAGGTCGCGGTTGAGGCGCGCCTCGGCCAAGCTGATGAAGCTGGGCACGACGGCGTCGAGGTCGTCGCGATTGAGCCAATCGGAGATCGCCGCCTTCAATCCTGCGTAGGTGCTGATACTCACTTGCCGCCCCTCTTCTTATCTGTGCGGGCTACCGCCTTATTGACCAACGACATTGCCTTATCCCAGTCGTCGGTGATTTGCCCACCGACGTTATTGGCGACCGTGTCGGTGAAGTCTGGATCATAAACCATGAATACCGCGTCAGGCTTACCGCTGTTGTAGTCTGCGGTCTTCTTCATGAAGGCGTCGGTGGCCTCGTCGCCCCAATCACTGCGGGCTACATCTTCGCTAAATGGTAGGCGGGCGACCGGCTTAAACCCAAATCGGGCATATTTTTGAGGGAGGACGGTGTCGAACGCCATGAGCCACTTGGCTCCATTCTGGACGCCAGCCGCCAAGGCCGCATCGCTGAAGCCTCGGTTGGGGTTGTCTGTCGCTGATACGACCGACGACAGCTCGCCGTCAGGCGAAATCCCGAAGCCCGCTTTGCCGTCCTCGGTCTTGAAGAGCTTGTAGCCTTTATAGGATGAGGGGCTGTCATGTACGGTGACAGAGCGGCCAATCGGGCCGTGCGTCGCCTGTGCGGCCTTCATGTCCTTGATGAACGCGCGTCGGCTGTCGGTGTCGGCCTTGAGCTGCACAAAGGAGGGTGCGGACGACCCCGACCGCCCCAGTGCCTCTTTGTAACCCGGACTGGGCTCGATGACCCTGCCGGAGCCGCCGCCCTCTAGAGGAACAAGCTCGCGACTTCTGCTTCGGTAAGGGAGGCGAACGTCTTGCCGTCCGCGAGCTGCGAGCTGAGGATTGAAAGCTCCGGCGCGGAAAGGCGTTGCGCCAGATACGAACTGTCGATGCCCGTAAAGGGCGTCGAGCCGTCTGGCGACGTCTGCCGCAGTGCCGGCTCCTGCCGCCCCGCTGAGGTCTCGTTGTCCGATTGCTGCAGCAGCCCTTGCGGCTGCGTCGATGTTTGGTCCATATCCAATCTCCCGTAGTGGTGCTCCGTAGGCAGGATCTTGCAGCAACGTCGCGAAGTCTGGCACGTCCGCCACACGTTCAGGCGACAGCAAGCCCTGCTGATAAATCTCTGTGGCAGTCGGCCCGCCCTTCGGACGGCCCTCCGCGGCCTGTTCGTACAGCGCTTTGGCGAACGACCACGAACCCTCCTGCACCTCACTTGGCATAATTTCCTCGCCAAGTAAATCCGACATTTGCTTGGCGGCAGTTCGTCCAGCCGCCGACGCCCCTAGATAGCCTGCGCTGTAGCCGGGCAGCGATTTTCCAGATGCAACCTGAAACAGGTCTTGCGGCACGCCCGTCAGGTTGGCCATCCACGCGTCGTTCGTATAGCGATCCAAATCACCTGACGCGGCAAACCCGAAGCTGTCGACCTTGGGTCCACTCAGGCGGAAGTCCGCGCCGGGTGTGCCTTCAGGGGCTGACAGTGCGCGTATGGCGTTGTTTTTCCAAGAATTGAGGACGCTATCCGCGCCTTTATCACCCAAAACGCTCCGCCCCATGATGTCTAAAATCTCATCCGGGTCTTTGGGTCGGCCCGCCTTTTGCCAGTTGGCAAAGGTGTTGACCGCGTTCTTCAGATTCATCTCGACGGAGGTCTGCGGCGACAGGGCGGCCAGCAAGCTGGCGAACCGCCGCGTGTCTTCCTCGAACACCGTGTCCAGCGAGTTTCCGCTTTCTTTGTACCACCCGATCTTCGGCTGCCCCTCAACCGTCGCACCGATCAGGTCGGTGGGCGAGGTCGCCCGGTAAGAGGCCTCGACTTGGGCCGCGCTCCGCGGCGTGATGGTGGCGGCCTCTTCGGCGGTCAAGTAGGGCAGCACGCCCTCGAGCTGCGGGGCCGCCTCGACAGACCGCTCCAAAGAGCGCTCAGTCACAGCATCCGGCACCTCACCGCGCCATAGGGGCGGCGTGCTATACATCGTCGGCACTTGGCCGGGCTGATTGGCACGATCCCGTGCCGCCTTGCTGAGGTATCGGGTTGCGTCGATGCCGCTATCTACCGCGTCGTCGAAGAGGTTGGCGCGGCCAATACCGCCGCCTACAAAGGCCTCTGGAAGGGCCATCATGGTGGTCGTGAACTGCTCTTCCCCTTCCCGACCGCGGCCTGTGACGTCGCCAAAGACCTCGCCTACAGAGGAAGCCACAGCCTTGAGTGCAGCCTCCCCTACATCAAGGCCCGCGCGGCCGAAGTCCATCAGGTAGTCATTGGACCGCTTGAACGCTGTCCATAGGGCAGGATCGTCCGGGTTCGCGTCAATTACGCCGGCGTTCATGACATCCGCCCACGCATCACGCAATGGCGGCGCCACAGCGGCTGCGAAGGTATCGCCGAACCGATTTTCTCGAGGCCCGACGCGATCCGGGATGCTATCTGCGACGCTGGGAACCAGCAGGCCACCATCTCGACGCAGGCCATCCGGCTGCGTGGGCGCCTGCGCCACATCCGCCAGCAGACCGCCTTGCGGTGTGGTCGGCTCGGGGTCGACGCCGGTGATCATGTCCCAGAGCGTGCGGACCATTACATGCCCCCCTGCTGCCGCGTCTGGATCATGCGCTGGATCAGGCCCATGCGCTGCTCCGGTGACATGCCTTGCAGCGTCTGGCGTTCGCCGGGCGATAGCGCCTGATCAAGCTGCGCCAGCGCCTGCTCCATTGGCATTGGCTGCTGGGGACCGCCGGGCATCATCGGCCCCGGTTGCTGGGGTGTTGTGGGGTTTGAGGCTAGCTGCGCGCGCATCTGCTCGAGCATGGCGGACTGCTGGTCGCCCTGCATCTGAGGCGCAGGCTGCATTGGCATTGGCGGCGTTGGACCACCGGGCATCATTGGGCCGGGCGTAGTAGGCGTGTTATTTCCAGAGGCAAGCTGCGAACGCATCTGCGTCAGCATATCCTCTTGCGACATCGGCGCAGGCGCGCCTTGCGTGGGGCGTGCTCGTGGTCGTGTGGGGAGCGGCTCCGGATCTGGGCCGGTCATGACGCCGCCCGTCATCAGCGACGGCGGGCGCATCTTCGGTCGGGTGTCTTCCATGCCCTGCTGACTGCGCCGCGTGCCGTAGGGCTGGAAGAGGGCGTTGCCGATGTCAGACAGCAAGCCGCCGCCCTTAAATTCATTGCCCTCAGCGCCCATGCCGCCGCCATTTATCATGTCGAGCAGGCCCGTAAATCGCTTCTGTTCCATAAGTCACCCCACGTTGCTGTGGCATTTCTAACACAGTTTTTTGTGCGGCGCTAGGCGATGCCGCGCAAATTTCGTCTGATCGGCTTCGACCAGTCGCTGTCGACGCTGCGGAAGCCGGTGGCGAAGGTCATAAAGGCGTCGGCGCAGTGCGAGTGCTCATCGTGGCGCGGGCGGTCCTTCCAGACCTCGCGGGCGCTGTCGAACTCCTTGCGATAGTGGCGCAGGTGCTTGATGCCGACCTCGCACTCATGCAGGTCGAAGTCGCAGTTGGCGAAGCGCGCTCGCGCCGCGTCGATGGCCTCCATCTTGTTTCCAATGCGCGGCACGATCTGGACCCGGAGGCCCTGCTTCTCCGCCTCGGCCTTGCGGCCGTCCTCGAGGAACAAGTCCTCGCGCGCGCCGTCGTGCGGCCAGTAGTGGTCCGCAAAGTCGACGCCCTTGTCGCGCTTCCACTCGGACAGCCAGCGGGTGTAGTGGCTGATGTGCTCACCGCTGTTCTCGTAGAAGCCGACGAACCGATCCCGGTCGCCGACGCGCTGGTGCAGCCAGATCGAGGTCATGTCGTTGCGGCCCAAGTCCCAGAACGTGTTGACCGGGTACTTGTGGTCGATGGGGAAGCGGCCGATGCTGCCGACCATGTCGGCGTGCGAGAGCTGAGGCGCGAAGTAGGCGCCCTCGATGGCCTGCTCGAACGCCTCCTCGGGCGTGGATGGGTTCTCGCGCTTCATGTCGCCGCCGAGGAAGCTCTCCTGACGCGCCCACCACGCCTTCTGCTCGGCGTCGAGCTTGATCTTGTGGTCGACCTCCAGAGCGTGGAAGTACGCCTCCTGCTCCTTGGTCAGGCGGATCAGCTCTGGCCGCCAGCGATACGTCTCGTCGGCCCACCACGGGAAGAAGTGGAACCGGAACTCGCCGTCGCCGCGCTGGGCCTCATCGCAGAACTGGTAGAAGTATCCCTCCTGCCCCTCGGCGGTGCTCTCGATGGTCTTGGCGTTCTTGCCGACGGCCGGGAAGGAGCCGGTCACGATCTCGCGGGCCTTTCCCGGCGACATGGCGCAGATCTTGCCGAACTCGGAGATATGCAGCCGCTGCAGCGTCCCAGATCGTGCTGACGTGGCCACGCGGATGCTCGACCCGTGATCAAACCGCAGCAGGCCCGAGCGGTCGTTGCGGGCTGGCCGGGCGGCCTTGATCTGGTCGGGGAGGTTGTCGTAGGGGAACTTGACCTTGGTGTCGAAGATCTCGTTGGCGTCGGTCAGGGTGTGGGCGATGATCGCCACGCGCCAGTCGTTGTGGAAGAGGGCCTCATCGAGCCCGACGATGCACATCAGCGTTGTCATGCCGAGCTGCCGGGCCTTCAGGATCAGGTCGGACTTGGAGCAGTCCTGCAGGTACTTGAGCTGCGCCTCGTTGGGCGTGAAGGGGACGCGCCGACCCTCCTTGTCTTGGATGGTGTAGAGGTTGTGCAGCCGCCACATGGGGTCGTGCATGGCCTCGATGGTCTTAGTCAGCTTCGTCATGGATGGTCCGCCCTCGGGTGGCGATGCTGTCGAGGACGGCCTGAATGCTCATGCTGCCGTCGCTGGACGTGTTGTCCTGCTCGATCCTGTCGGAGTAGCCGTGCTTGGTCATCATCATCTTTGTGATGGAGCCGTTGAACTTCCCGCCGAGGCCGCCGCGGACCAAATTACGCTCTTGCGTTTCGGCTATGGTGTTCAGGACGTCAGAAAACTCTTTGTCTTCGTGCTTAGCCCATGCGTAACATGTCTCGCGGTGAACGCCGATCTCGCAGGCCAATCCCGCGACGCTGGGCACTGGATCACCTGCCTCTTGCCAGCCGCCGTTGGCGTAGGCCCACGCGGCTTCCACGATCTCTGGCGTATAGTCTGATGGTCGACCAGCGGGCATGCTGCATCCTCCTGCGTTCACCCAGACTTATCACGCCAGAACGCCGCGATCAAGGCCGCCTCGGATATGCCGTCGTCGGCCTTGTGTCTCAGCAGCTCGTCGGCGGCGCTGCCGAAGCGGATCTTGGCGGCGTCGATGCTCTGCTGCTTCTCGCTGCTCAGGCCCATCGACTTCTTCCAGCTTGCGGGCGTGACGTAGTGGACGGGCTTGCCGACCGAGTGGACCAGCGCCTCGATGCCGCCCAGCATCCGCCCAAACTGGAACGAGCTACTGACGCCCTGCCGGGGCATGGCGTGGACGGCCTCGACCACAGCCACGTCGAAGGGCGTGAGGCAGTCGCCCCACCACTCGACGACAGCCCGGGCGTCGACCATGGCCTTGCCTCGGACCTTGACGATGGGCATGCGGGTGCCCTTGACGAGGCGGCCGTCGTGGATGATGGCCAGACCGCCCTGAGCCCCCGGGTCGACACCCAGCACCCTCACGACGGCACCCAGCGCAGGGCGTTTGGGGCGTGGTTTACGAAGGGCGAGCGGGCGCGGCACCAAGACCGCCGGACAAACTTGGGCTGATCGTACAGGCCGATCTCCGCCGCGGTGTCCCATACGCGGATCGCGCCCAACTCGCCAGCCACGGCGGCGACCGCCTTCATCATCAGCAGGAGCACCTGCGACTCCGGCAGCTCCCACACCCGCTCGGACGAGCGCGGGGTGTCGGGAATTTTACATGCCGGCCGAAGCAGCGGCCGGCGCGGGGCTCTCGGCGGGGCTGACCT